GCCGGGGCCGTAAATCCCCCCACCATCGTAAAGCCCCCCAAAACTGTTCAGATGCCTAAATTCTGTCGTGCAACCTTTCTTATGATCTCTCGTAAGAAAGGGGCCACAATCTCTGAAATCGTGATGACGACGGGCAAAAGTAAAGGCACAATCTATCAAGAGATCGCTCTGATTAAAAAGAGTGGTGTTAAGATTGTTCGTGCTTATGAAAAGCCAGCATATAGGTTTCGGGTAGGTTAACATGTTGCTCCGTCCGTATCAGGAGGTAGCAATCAATGACGCCGCTGATGCTCTGGACAAACATGGTAATACACTTGTAGTCGCTCCCACTGGGGCCGGAAAGACAATCATGCTTTCCGCTCTGGTGGGCAAGCGTCGTAGTGTATCCAAAGATGTTTTGATTCTACAGCATCGTGACGAGTTGGTTTCACAAAACTCCACGAAATTTCAACGTGTGAACCCAGAATTGTCTGCGAGTTACGTCAACGCTTCACAAAAAGATTGGGGCGGCGACGCAGTGTTCGCGATGGTTCAAACTCTTTCACGCGAGAACAACCTTGAGCAAATGCCCAAGGTTGACCTTATTGTTGTCGATGAGGCACATCACACTATTGCCGATACGTATCAACGCATCATTAAAGCCGCTAGGAAGGCCAATGAGGGGGTGCAGATTGTTGGCTTTACCGCTACCCCTAATCGTGGCGACAAGAAGGGCCTGCGGGACATCTTTGACAATTGCAGTCACCAGATCGACATTGCCACTCTGATTCGTGAGGGCTTCCTCGTACCACCCAAATTTTTTGTGGTGGACGTTGGTGTGCGTGATGATTTGCAAAATGTTCGTAAAACCGTTTCCGATTTCGACATGGGCGAAGTCGAAGCGATTATGAATAAACGCGCCATTAACGAAAAGATTGTTGAAGAATGGCTGCAAAAAGCAGGTGATCGCAAAACGATTGTTTTCTGTTCTACGATCAAACATGCAGAAGATTTATGTCAGACATTTGTTAATTATGGCGTATCTGCCGACATGGTCACTGGTGATACACCAAAAGATGATCGTGAACATATTCTACACGATCTCGCGCACGGTGAGACGCAAGTGGTGGTGAACGTCGCCGTCCTGACCGAAGGGTTTGACGCGCCGCCTGTGTCCTGTGTGGTGCTGACAAGGCCATGTTCTTACAAAGCTACCATGGTGCAAATGGTGGGCCGTGGCTTGCGCACCATTGACCAAGAGGAGTTCCCCGGCGTCATTAAAACTGACTGTATCGTCATGGACTTTGGCACATCGGTATTAACGCATGGTGGCATTGACGAGAAAGCAAACCTTGATGGTGGAGAGACAGGAAGCCAAGGTCCAGAAAAACACTGTCCTGAATGTAAGGCTCTTAATCCACTCGCTGCAAAAGAATGCCAGATTTGCGGATATTTGTTCGGGTCTGAAGATGGAGAGGGTGAAGAGAAAGAGACACTAGAACATTTCCATATGACAGAAGTTGAACTTATGGATCGTTCTCCATTTAGGTGGGTGAATTTGTTCGGTAATGACTCATGTCTTGCAGCTACAGGATTTGATTGTTTTGCTTTAATCGCAGAGGTTGATGGGCTGTCGATGGCAATTGTGAAACGTGCAAAATCACGGGTGCGCTTGATTGCTGTTGGCACTAAACGTCAAGCTATGGCCGCTGCTGACGATTACATGAGGCAGAATGAATCTGGTGATACAGCGAAAAAGACGAAACGTTGGCTTAATGATAGGCCCAGCGCAAAGCAGAGGGAATCTCTAGAGAAGTATGGTGTTAATGTTAGTATCATGGACTTCTCATGGACGAAATATAAGGCCGCATGTATGTTGAATTATGTGTGGAACAAACAATTCGTTGATCGGATTGTATATGACATTGTGTCAGATATGGATGAAACGGCATGATTAGGGGTGAAGTTACTTTTATGTTTCATAGGAAAGAAGGAACTGCTGTTCAGACTTCTTGCTTTATGAGCTTTGCTGACCGCAACGATATTGATGGCATCAAACGTCAAGTCGTTGATGCGATTTTAGATTTTACTGAAGACAAGGATGATCAGTATAAATGCGTGAGTGTTGTGGTCGATATTCCTGACGCAGATCATTACCTGACCGCAATGGTTACTTTTGATGAGGAGGGTGAAGAATGGTTGAAAACAATGGCGATGCACGAGGAACGGCAGACAATCCATTAAAGCGGATTGCAGATTATTTTCAGACTGTTGGGTGGGATAAGCGTCTAGTTGATCTCACAGAGGACGAAGTGGTGGGATTAATCTTTGTCGCAAAAAAGACAGAAGGGTTGGAAGATGTCTACACAGAACCTTACCTTGCAGAGTTATTTGATCGGATCGTCCAAAATTCCATCAAACCAGAACCTCCTTCTATCCCCTTCTGAAGATACAGCGGCAATCATCAAAGAATTAGATCGGGCTGTAGTCGAGAAAGAGCGTAAGCAACCAGAGCGTAAATATCTGGGAGCCTCTTCTCTCGGTGATCCGTGCGCTCGTAAACTTCAATACAGGTACATGGGGCAGCAGAAAGATACGGACAAAGGGTTCCCAGCGAAGACTTTACGAACATTTGCTCTGGGACACGCTATCGAAGATCTGATGATCATGTACTTCCGTGACGCCGGATTCGATTTGCGCACAGAAAAATATGGCGAACAATTTGGATTCGACACGGCAGATGGCGAAGTTCGTGGTCATATCGACGGTGTAGTATGTGGCGGTCCATTACACCTCTCGTACCCAATGTTGTGGGAGTGCAAATCCGCATCGGACAAGAAGTTCAACGAATTTGTTCGTAAAGGTGTGGCAGAGGCTAATCCGGTTTACGCAGCACAGATTGCGCTGTACCAAGCTTACATGGATTTAGTTGAGAACCCTTGTCTGTTTACGGTTCTAAATAAAAACACAAGCGAGATATATGTAGAGTTGGTGCCGTTTGATGCAGATCTTGCACAAAAAACCAGTGATAAGGCCGTGCAAATTCTGGAAGCTACAAGGGGTAATGACATCCTTCCGCGTATCGCGCAGAATGACGACTTTCACATTTGCAAGTGGTGCGAGTTTCGTAAGACTTGCTGGCAAAAAGAAGGGGCGGCATGAACCGCCCCAAAAGGTAAAACTGATGCTTGATGGGGATCAATATAATGAGTGTGGTAAGGTTTGGCAACACAACATCTAGTGTTTCTGCACATGAATTAGTCGAAGAGATTTCTAGGAAAGTTCCAAAATCGGAACAAATTCGCATCCTTCAAGATACGTTTCCTGCTGGGCGTATCCATGGCAAGACATTCTACATTGGCTCCTTGCTCGGTGACGCTGGCAAGTCGATGAAGATCGACATTGATCCGGCGTCGCCGCACTTTATGCGCGGCCAAGACTTCAATGGTGGCGTCGGTGTAGGCGGGATCGTAAAGATTCTGATGCACGGCAGGGACATGAAGATGGGCGAGATCAAGGAGATGTTCTCGGACTATCTGGACAACACTCAGCCACAAATTGTTCGGGATAACGGCCCTGTCGAGAACCCGATCAAAACTCAATATAACGCCAATACGCCGTATGATGCTCAGTATGTTTACACCAACGCAGATGGTGAAGTGTTGGTTACGGTGCGCCGGTACAATGTTAAGGACATCACAGGCAATCCGCTGCTTAACTCTGCCGGAAAGCCGAAGAAAGAGTTCAGGCCATTTGTCGAAGGCGTCGGGTACTCCAAGTTCCCTGACATTCGGCCCATGTACAACATCCCGAACATTTTGGCATCGGAGCGGGTGATTTGGGTTGAGGGTGAGAAGTGCGCTGACTCTCTCAACGAGGCAGGATACACAGCGACATGCACCATCGGGGGCGCTGGTGCGCTGACAAAGAAGACATCGGCGCAGTTTGACTTCTCTCCACTACAGGGCAAAGAAGTAATCCTGTGGCCTGACAATGATCCTGCTGGCAAGAAGTTGGCTGATCTAATTCAGGACTTGGCTCTAGCTGCTGGTGCGAAGTCGGTGACGATGTTGACGCCGCCTATGGGTAAGCCTGAAGGGTGGGACGCATCTGATGCAATCAGCGAAGGCTTTAACATTGAAACCTTCCTCAACACCAAAGCAAAGGTCACGAAGACAAACATCAACCTGCTGGATGATACGTTCTCTATCGCCCGGTTCGAGGGTGAGGCACCCGAACAAAAGTTCCTGATCGAAGGCACATTCCCTATGGGCGTGCCGATTATCTTTGCTGCTGCTGGTGACTCTGGCAAGGGCATGATGACTCTCGACATGGGCATGAAGATCGCATCGGGTAAGCCAATGACTACAGCTTTCGGGGGTCTGGTCAAAGAGTTCGGCAACGTGGTCATCTTTACGGCAGAAGATGACGAGGCCGAGATGCACCGAAGAATTGATCGTATGGATCCGTTCAAGGCTAGGCTCGGATACATTCATGATCTAAAGGTCGTGCCTCTACCAAATGTGGGCGGCGTGTTTCCTATTCTAACAGAGAAGCATGGTGAGTTCTCGACATCCGAAGAGTTCGAGAAGATATACGAACAAGTGTTACAGATTCAAAACCTGAAGCTCATCGTGTTCGATCCACTCGCATCTTTTGTACACGCTGATGTTAACGCTGATCCGGCTGCTGGCGCTGCTCTTACAGGTCTGCTGGCTAAGATGGCTACTGAGACAGGGGCATCGGTGCTGCTCTGTCACCACATGACGAAGATCAAGGAAGACGCTGTGGTGAAGACACCAGAACAAGCTCGTAATCTTATTCGGGG